TTGATGATCGCCAGCTGCTCGAGGAGCGCATCACGGCTGCCGCTGGTTTTCACGGGCGAAGGCAGGGTGGCGTTGTACTCTTTGATACAGGCCTTCATGGCCGTCGCTGTCTGTCTCTTAACGACTTCAACACGCTGGTATTCTTCCGGTAGCGACATGTAACTCTGCGCGGTTTCTTCCATGCAGGCGCCCAGCGGCACCGGCACCGGCAGGGTGGCGTTGTGCTCTTCAAGCAGCGCTTTGATATCGTCTACGCTTAGCAGCGCAGGCAGGGTGGCGTTGTGCGCGTCAATGAACTCGCGCAGAGTCGCCGCGGTGGTGAATGCTCCTTCCGGGATCACTGGCTCCACGCTGAACTCTTCATGGAGATTTTCCGGCTGCAACGCCAGCGCATGCACCAGGTTACCCATGTCCAGCACTTTGGAACCTTCACGTGGGATGGTCTTAGCGACGTGGCGCGCGTTAAAGTACATCAGGCTGACACGAGCATCCTTCACCTGGGTGCTGCTGATCCCGTTTGCTGCGTGGTAGACGTTGTTCGGCAGACCTTCATAGCGACCCGGTTCGAAGTAAGCCGGGTATTCCGGCGCGCTGGCGGTTTCCTCCGGCGCCTCGGTGGTAACCTCCGGCCGCGTGGCGTTCGCCAGCTCTGGCATGGCGGTTGCCAGAACCTCCGCCGGGGTCAGGGCATCTGCTTGCGGATCAACTGCATCAGCGCTTTCGCCTGGTGATACCGCATCAGTAAATTCGACTTTCTCTGGCTGAGCCTCTTCCATCTGCACATTGCTTGTGGTCTCCGTTACTTCTTCTGTTTTTTCGACTTCATTTGAGGTGGTATTGATGACCGGGTCAGTATTTCCACCCATCAGGCCATCAATGGAGAACATGCCGCCGCCGAGGTTGGCGACCTGCGGTTGGCTGGTGGTGGCCAGGTTTTCTTTAACCCACTTCGGATCGGCTGGGTCGCTGACGCCGTTAACGAACTCGCCGCGTTCCGCAGCTAACTGCTGATCGACAAAGTGGCTATCAATCTCATTCTCCGCAGGTTCGTCAGTAACTATCTGGAGTGATAACAACTCAGTTGCAGCATTAAATTCAGCCGTCATTGTCTTGTTCACGAATTCCAGATGCGCAACTGGGGTTAGGTGAATGTTCTCGGGTGCGATGCGTACCAGGTTGAAGATGGCTGCACGGTTTACCGACAGAATGCCGGGCTGATTGCGAAGGATCGCGCTCCAGGACTTCCAGGGCTGCTCTTTGCTGGCGACAATATCTTTGGCGCGGCGGTGAATGCTGCCCGGGATTTCGAGGTGGTTAAAGTCCATCGGAAGTAGGGCACAGGCGATTTCCAGATCCAGAGTATCCAGGGTGTGATGGGCACCTTCACCGCGGTCGGTGATAAAGCCGCCGTCTGCATTGGTTCCTGTGTCAGTGCGCTGCACATCACTGATACGGTTGCCGGCAGCCCATTCGCGCGCCAGGATACCGCGGTTAATGTAATCCGTTGCAGCCCATATTCTGGTGAAACGGAGTACCAGAGCCAGCTCGTGACGCTTATCCTGGCTGAATACCTTGAGAATGGCTTCGGTGTAGCGCCACAGGTCTTTAGTATCGTAGCTTTTTAATTCCGGGCAGCTCTCTGCGGCCAGGAGAAGGTTCTGGACGTAGGAGTTATCAGTATCCATTTCCAGCGCGCCGATTGCTTCAAATTCTTCACGAGTGACGTGGTGGCGCAGTTCGTCAGCGGTGAACTGGGCGAGTAGCTGTTTGCGGAAGGGCATCTGCACAACGGGGTAGCGGGTGTCTTCATCATCATGCGCATCGATCTGGATGCCTTCGCCAGCTACGAGATTGATATCTGTTGCCGCAAATTCGACGCTGTTATCAGGCGCGGCAGGGGCAGGGGCTTCAACGGACACAGTAGATCCTACGCCAGCCTTAGGCAGCCAAGTGCGACTGTCGTCCTGCAGTTCGTAGCGTTCGCACCAGGTGTAATCAATCACGCCTTCTTCCGGCAAGTCGTTAACAACAGGCATGTCGGTACGGATCGGCTTGGCGTAATCTTTACCGCGGCCGGTTTCGATGCCAGCGTCTTCCAGCTCGACATCAAGCTGCAGGTTTGCGCGCGCTGCAGTTTTCGCAGTGAACCAAATCACCGCATCTTTCTTTCCAGACTTCTGACTGGCTTTAAGAAGATGGAAAAATTCCATGTCAGATCCTCATTTTTGGATGTAAGATCCCCGGGCCAGAGATAGCGCCCATTGGGTGTGTTTTTGGGTTAGGTAGTTTTCCGGTGTAACTTTGGTCGGTGTCACCGGGCGTACAGGCCGCCTTGCGCGGCTTTTACGTTATGCTTCGTGTGCCATCTGGTCGTATGAAGCGCAACGTACAGAGCAGTAGTTACGTTGTTCGCGCGCCAGCTGGGCGCCGCGGATGAAGAGCAATTCGTTTTTAACTTCCTTCCCTTGCTCGACCGGTTTGCGGCAGTAAGCGCATTTCTTCTCTTGCATGATCCCCTCCGTTAATGGCTCAGGCCATTCCCCACGCCGTTAAGAAAAACTTCGACCAGCAGCTCGGTGGTGTAGGTGCGCTCAATACCGCGATGCAGATAGAGTTTGCCGCGCTTGTTGGCGGATGCCGTCCAGGTGCTGTCTTTGTGCTTTACGAGCATGCCGGGCAGAACTGCGCCGCGGTTGACCGTCTGGGTGCCATAGTGCTGATGAACCATCATGATTCCCTCTTGTTTGCCCTTGTCGCCAGGCTGGCGGAACGTTTCTTTAACCTGACAACGCTGCGCTTGTTGTCGATGTAGAAACACTACAAGTTTATTTTGTTTATTACAAGGCGATATACAAGAAAATTTTGTTCCCCAAGCCAATAAAAAACCCGCCAAAGGGCGGGTTTGTGTTTAACCTTTTGAATTTATTATTTAATGTTTTGAATTATGTTCATGACATCATCCTTCAGAAGGTCCAACTCTTTCAGGGTGGTTTGGGCGTGGACAATTAGACGGTTCTTTTCGGCTTCTGGCATCTGATTAAACAGCGCCAAGAGAGCTTTTTCTTTTTCGTCAAGTCCAGCTCGCTCAGTAATAAAGTGAGCACCTGCGCTTTCGGCAGGTTCGTTTTCATCTAGAGGCATAAAAAACCAGTGCTCTGGTTTCCCAGTGGCTGCCGACAGTCTCTTTAGTCGCTCCCCTCTGGGCGTAGTCTCACCTTTTGCCCATTGTTGAACCGCCTGAGGAGAAACAGTAACTCTCCTAGCGATCTCAGATAGGTTCCATCCAGTTTGGTCTTGGATGAGCTGGAGCCTGCGAACAAAGTTTTCATGCTGTTCTGTTTTCATAAATATCATTTTACAAGCCCCGCTTGTAGAACTCATTGCAAGAATCACACAAGAAAAACTTGTTGACAGGGTTTTTGTGATGTAAAGTTTTCTTGTATTCCATAAGGGGGACCCATGAACATTGAATTAAAAACTCTAATTTGCTCGATCATGAGCCAAACCGAACTCGCAAAACGCCTCGGCACAACACCTCAATCCGTAAGTCTTTGGTTGAACAGTGAGACACCTGCACATCGAGTCATTCCTCTTTGTGAGGCGCTCAATTGGAAGGTTACGCCGCATCAGTTGCGTAAAGACATCTACCCGAACCCCACAGACGGTTTACCAAAGTAGGAGCACTAATCATGCAAACACTTTCTTTTCAACAGAATAACAGAGCGTCGACAGAGCGCCTGACATTCCAGTTTCAACAGGATGAGAGGGATAGCCAAAAGATTGATCACCGCGCCATCTGTTCTGCTGTTCGCGCCTGGGCAGCAGCAGAGGGGCGTGTGGCTGTAGCCCTGGCAATCAAAGAGGCGGTTGAAGAGGCGGGACTGGTAGGAATCGACACCAGCTGCAATGCGGATGTATGGAATGTGAAGCTGTTTCGTTGGCTGGATAACAAGGAGAAGTCTTCAGTCTACCGGGCGAACGTCGAGCTGCTAGAGCCGGTCATCCTTTCAGTATTGCCACTGGCGTACCGTGATCGCGTGGTTAAAAGCGATTGCGCCTCTGTGCGCATAGCCGCAGCGGTTAAAGAAGATGCCGAAGCAATCCAGGCTGTGATTTTAAGAGCGC